TTCCCGGGTTAATATCACTACCGCCTAACGCCACATAGTAAGTCGCTCCCTGAAGAACAGTAGAAAACAATAAGAATAATATCACAAGTATCTTTTTCATTAGAAAGGATGAGTTTTGGTTTGTAAAGTAATTTTTTCTCCAGACGTTAAAATCCTATGCCAGATGAAAGTAGCATCAATATATCCCATTGTAGCGGACGTACCGTCATAATTAGCATTGCCTATGTATAACGGATCACTCGGAACATTAACAGTACCAGTGAAGTTACCTCCATCATTATAATAACTAACATCAACATTATTAAGGTAAATCTTAGGTTCTGCACCTACATCCAATTCAAGGATAAGGTTATACCATGTGTTAATTACAATTGCATCCTCATCAGTCTCAGTCTGAAAAGAAGCACCTGCCTCGTTCCAAATGTACCAGGTTATGTAATTTTCCGAGGTCTTGATAAATGCCTCGTAACTCCACACATGATCATTATCATAATGTCTGATTAAAAACATATTACGCCCCGTCACCGAAGGTAGTGAGTCTAATTTGAACCACATCGAAATAGTCAGTTCATCTTCAGGCCACAACGAAGAATGATTTGCCACAACTGTATAATCCGAGCGGTGATTGTTTCTGAATGAAACTCCGAATTTCCCCGGTTGGTTAAGTACCGTCCCGTAAGTAGTAGCATTGTTTGAACCAAGCACATTTGAGAAATTCGTTCCCGAAGTCTCATCAAACTGCCAACCTGCAATCAGTCCTGTCAACAGACTCGATTCTTCACCTTCGATGCTTAAATCTTCCCATGTAATAGTATTGGTTGATTCAACAACCACCATTTCATTTGTTGCAAAAACAGGTCGAAATATTATTTCTCCTGTTGTAGAATTAAATCTAAACCCATCTGCCACATTAGGCACTCCAGTAGTATTTTGAAGTTGCAAATTAGCCCCTGATTCGGTAGCATGAGCAGCAGGGCCTCTATAAACCTCAAGATGTTTTCCTATAAAGTTATTATGAACTAATATTGAATCACCAGTATTTGGTGCTCCTGCAGTTGTATCAGTACGAAATTGAAGTTTATATATCTTTGCTGTGCCACCACCGCCTTCAATATTCAAAAGATCACTCTTTGTTGCTATATAAGTAAGTGTATCTACCCATAACGGTGCAATATCATTAAGAGGTATGGCCTTATCCATACGATCTGTTATAGTATCCCCAACAATCCCTGGTACTGTATTTCCTGCAATAATAGTTGTGGCTGGCAGTATTACTGTTCCTGTAAATGTCGGAGAAGCTAGATTAGCTTTCAACACAATCAATCCGGAATGATAACTAAAGTTATTATTCACTTTGATAAAAGCTTGGCGAAGCGGATCGCCTGTGCCATCATTAGCAACGGTTCCTACATTTATTGTTTGTATTTGACTATACGTCAATAAACTACAAACAAAAAACAAAAGCAAAATTAGTAATTTTTTCATTGTTTTTATTTTTTTTATCCGTTATCAATTGTAATATAAGTATTATCAACTGTAGGTAGCATCATATCTGCCGTTATTAGTCCATCAGATTCTACTTCTTCCTCTACAATCTCCTTTGTTCCTATCTCAAATAAATCAAGTTCCCACATTCTATTATATACATCAAACCAACCTCTATTAACAACAAAACAACGTGCTTTATCATCTAAAGTATTCTTGGTATCTTGAATATTTCCTAATAGATTGATAGATAACTGACCAGATGTATCAGCAATAGGCATCTGAATCAGCTGTTTCGGTCTTGAGTATTGATCTGCTATTTCATCACAGGTAATTTGTAAAAGTTCCTTTGCTTCTGATTCCCCTGCTGATGCTTCACTCCTTGTGTACCACACCTCTGTCGGGTTTAAATCATCAGCAGGAGTTGTGTATTCAACCGTACCATCTAATGTACCAGATTGATAACCGACAGAAGTTTCTCCATAAAATTCAACTCCTGCAATAGTTCCTGTAAAGATAACATCTGCCCCGGAGGAGGTCAGTACCACACCTGTAGGTAGCCACAGTGATGCGTAATTAATTACAAAATCTGCTGCCGTTTTTGTAAGTGATTCGCTCCATACTGCAAAACGTCCAACCCCATTACAGAGTAAAGCACATTGCCCGTATGTTCCAGTTAGTGTTATTGTATCAACTCTTATTTGAGCTGTTCCTACTGCTAAAGCACCTGCAAATTGTTCCAGTACATTGTCAATATCCGAATTAACAACATCACCTAATAAACAATCATATTCCAACTCCTTACCATTGATAGGATTTGTTTTAATATATTTTCTCTCAACAATAGTTTTAATATCAACATAAGTTTTAATGGTTCTTTTCTTTAAAGACGGTGGAAATATGACATATGGAAATTTAAAACCTTGTTTTATATAAATTGAAATCTTATCTGAAGTAGAAAACAATCTGATATTTTTAAAACAGGTAAAAAAAGCCGGATTTGTTGAATGATTACCTCCATATAAAGTAACTATAAATGGTCCTTTTGTTGGCAATCCTTCAAGTTTTCTACTGTATGTTTTCCATCCTGAACTGCCAGCAGGAAACTCCTCATAAAAATCCACCCAGTTCAAAGAATTTGTCCATGCAACATATTCTGCAGTATAATTATTAAGGAACCAACTATTATCAACAGCAGCAACTTTAATAAACATTTCAATAGTTAACGCTATTCCCGAGAAGTTATAAGTAAGATAATCGAATGAAAACCCAAGTACGTCATTTGTTTCCATTAGATATTGCCCAAATTCCTGAAAAATATTATAAGCTCTTGGCGTTGTGGCTCCTGGAAGTACACATCCATCAGATTCTTCGGGTAGTATATCTGTTATATGGTTAAGACCAGCACCTTCATTTGTCCATCCATCCCATGTCCCAGTTACGTCATTATAAGTATTACCTTTTAATTCCCAGTTATCAATCCAACTTTCTTTATAACCATAATCTTGAATAATAGTTACTTTCTTTGCCGGTGATTGTTCCATCAAAATACCATTAGGTATCTGTCTAATTGTTTTTGAAGGATGTGTAGATATCCTACGTATAAATTGATCAGGTGTGATAGTAACAGAATTCTTTGTTGTCACACCTACAAAAAACCTTCCTGCCACATTATCCTCTATCATCTCCACTGGTCGTGTAATACAAAATATCCCATTATGTTGGCGAATAATAGCATTGTATTTTATTAGTAACTCAGTAAGTACCTCATAACAACTCTTATCCTTAAAAATATCTACATCTATAAATGTCTGATCAAATGGTGAATCATTAACTGAATCAAGCATCCTATCTTCATAAATATTACAAAATTCAAAGAATGTAGTAAAGCCTATTTTATTAAGTATATCTAGCATGATTTGGCTTTCTCGTCTGCGTCCATTGTAATACTCTTCTCCGTTTTTGTATTTGATTTCTTCTAACAACTCCAAACCATCAATGGCTGTAATTGAAACAATATTAGGAACAACATCATAAGGTTCCTGATATTGTCGAGTTGCTATATACCCCCTAAAATACAAGACATCATCTATATATATAAATACTGGAAAATGCATATCTTCCACAGAATATAAATCAATCAATGAGAAATTCTCAGTGGAAATTATAGAAATAACAGCCTGTGTTATTCTGATAGGATCAAAGACGTTATCTGATTCATTATCAAAATCAAATTTTAAAGGACTGCCTGAAGTTTTTAACAAAGTATATCCTCCTATATGAGTATCTTCCCATATTTCTATCCTACATTGTTTTTCACAACGATCAACAAACCCTGTCCTATATTTTTCTGCAGCCATTTAACTTTGATAATATCTACGAAGTACTAAATCTAACTGTTTTCCTGTAATTCGAGCCACTAATTCCTCTTTATATTCTGATTGCCTTCCTAACGTTCCTGTAGGAAATACCTGTGAACCTCTTGGAAGATTGACCAGTTCTGGACCTCTCTCACCTACCAAAGCTAATCCCCCTGGAGCATAATTAGTGCCACTTGCAAATTTAGAAACACTTTTTATTGATGATTGAGCAGCAGTTATCATAGCCAACAATGCTGCTATACCAATGGCAGCAGTAATTAATCCAGGTAAGCCTCTTCTTGCTACTTCTTTTTGAGCCAATGTAGCTGATGCAAGAAACAATGTAGCAACTGCCTCTGCCAATAACATCTGAATGATTCGTTGCCCTGTTTGTAAAAGGACCTGTGCCATTGACAATATTGCATTTTCAGCATTAGCAAAAGAAGATCCTATTGCTTCAGTCATATTTATAATAGAATCAGCCACGATGCTTCCCATTCTTCTTGCTGAAAAGGTAAGTTCATCTTGAGTGGCTATTAATTCATTATACTTATCAATAAGACCATCTATCGCTTCATGTCCTTCAGGATATGCTTTGTAAAGAGCCATTATGGCATTCATATGTGCTTGTATCTGAGCAGAAGTTTCATCAAAAGTATCTCCTAAAAAGGATTCCAAAAAAGCTGCCTCAGCAAGTTCCTTTTGAAGAGTATTCATTACAGTCAAG